AATACAGCTAAATCTACCGGCGATATGGGGTTTGGTGAAATACAAACACTGTTAGCAGTAGCAGATTCATCTCCAGGTGGAACTGCTCAACACGATATTATCATGCCATCTGGTGAATGGGAAGTTAAACAAATTGGTACGGCTGGAAAACAAAACCAACTAACGTTCCGACCAGCAAAGGCAGGAATGCCACAACAAGGTGATTTATTATCTCAGTTACGTAATTTTTATGACGAGATTGTTATACCATTTTCAGAAATGGGAGATCCATTAAATGAATTAAAACAACTTGTCGATAAAGATTCATGGGATATGTTATCAAAATTTATTACTATTTTAACCGAACAATTCGTGCCACATATTTCTCGAATACAAACTGGACGAGAAATTAGCTATGTACCATTTCATAATATATACATTTCATTTAAACAATTACATGAAATATTCTGGAATACAAACTTAGATTCAGATATACAAGATACTCGTCTATCAATTAAGTCTGGTGACAAACAATCGTTATTTTGGATTTCTGATGATGATCATGATAAAATTGAATTAGCAGCTGGTGAATCAAACCCTGTTAGTATAAATGTAGGTCAATCAATTGACAATGAAAATCGAAATATTAAGATATGGTTTTCTAAAATAAAACGTTCTAAATTTATTTTAACTCCTGATACCATAATATCTGAGCTTAATATAATTAAACAAAAACTATTTAATGAAATTAACGGATTAATTGTATATAAACAATTTAATCCAGGTGTTCCTTTACAAACAACAACATCAGATTGGTCAATTGTTAGTTTATCAGGTGGGCAGTGGGTATTTGGATTACGAGATACATTCGATCCAAAATATACATTTATACAAATACAATCATAAGGATAAGAAATTGAAAACACAGTTATTATGTACATTCGCACATCGTAACGATTTGAATATAATAACAGATTATATACAATCAAAATACGAAATACCAGAAAGGCGAATATTTGCATTTGCAAATGAACAACGACAAAGTGATTTATATTGCACATACAATGCAGACGCATATGGCGAACGAGGAGCTAACACGATTAGCATTCATCGCAAAAAAGAAACTAATACACTTTACACAGTAAATGCAATGAATGAAGTTATTCAAACAATGAATAATGGCATTTTAGACAAAACATTCATATTGCCATGGGAGAATTTTGAAAATTCATTTATTTTAACGGATGAGTCGACAGGATATCGAGTAATTCAATTAAAATTTTTCCGCAAGATTACTTGGTAATAAAACTAAAAATGCATATATTTATTATATATTAACGGAAATTATGAAAAATATTTTATCAGAAAACATGAAAAGATTCGCAACAAAGAATCTTAAAGAACAAGAAGAGTATCAATCTCTAGGACAACAAGGTGAAATACCAATGCTTGATCCAAAAGCAGATACAGAACATTCTGAAAAAACTCTAGACCGATTAGCTAAGTCATATGAGCAAATCAAACCAAAACGTCTAGATATGAGTGAGTTTAAAAATGATGTTCGAGACCTTGTTTCTATTTACAAAGACAAACCAGTCGACTCAGCAACTATGACTGCTTATCAAAATGCATTTAGAGAATTATATCCAACCGTCCAAACACGTTCAGATTTTAAAGGTATTCAGAATGATATCATGAGAAGCGTAACACATTTGTTAACCCATGCAAGAAGCATAGCAAAGGGAGATACAAGTAATTATGGGTATCGAGTACACCCATGGCAAAAATCAAAAGGATATAATTAATAACTTAAACAAACAATTAAACACTTAAACAACGAATCAAATACTTATTGAATTTAAACATTTATCTTGGATTATTATCCAAAACTTATTATATTATATTAAATAAATTAATCTTTTATAAACTTAAACAATTAAGGAGTACTTATTATGGCACTAGATTTAAATGCAATCAAGAACAAGCTAAGTTCATTGAACAACCAAGACAACAAAAAGTCTAACCTATGGCGTCCGGCCGACGGAAAACAGCGTATACGAATTGTACCGTATATCCACCGCAAAGAAAATCCATTCTTAGAACTTTATTTCCACTACGACATTCCAAAACGTAGTATGCTTTCCCCAATTACAAACGGTAATCCAGACCCAATCGTGGAGTTTGCTGAAAAACTTAAAAAGACAGGCGACAAAGATGATTGGTTAATGGGTCGTAAAATTGAACCGAAGATGAGAACATATGTTCCTGTCATCGTAAGAGGTAAAGAAGAAGAAGGTGTTAAATTTTGGGGATTTGGAAAAACAATCTACACAGAACTTCTTTCAATAATTGCAGACCCAGATTATGGTGATATCACTGATTTAAGAAATGGTCGTGATATTGATGTAGAATTTACACCTGCAGAAGGCGGAGGCTATCCTAAAACTGCAATCAGAGTAAAACCAAATCAGGCACCAGCTACTGAAGATAAAGCTATTGCAGATCTTATTATGCAACAGCCTAAGATTGAAGATATTTACCCTGAGCCTGAATATTCAGATCTTGAAGAGCAGCTCAAAGCGTGGATGAATCCTGAAAATGCAGATTCAGATGTAGAACAAACAACTTCTACTCCAGTAACTACTAATGATGTTGCTTCACAATCGCCTAATGCAACTGCAACATCTGATGTTGGCGCAGCATTTGATGATCTTTTCAATAATTAAAATTCATAAGGAGTTATATGGCTAAAAAGTCAAAAACTAAAGATGAACTCGAGGATGATTTAGCATCAGTTATTGCAAGAGACATCAATAAACAGTTCAAAGGTCAAAATTATAAAACAGCATTCTTTTTAGAGGGGGACGATGACTCCCCCTCGAATGTTACCGGGTGGGTTTCATCTGGATGTGATTCATTAGACTTAGCAATTTCAAATCGACCAAACGGAGGATTTCCAGTTGGTAGGATAACTGAAATAACAGGATTAGAAGCATCTGGAAAATCGTTGTTAGCAACACACGCCTTAGCAGAAACTCAGAAGAAAGGCGGATTGGCAGTGTATATTGATACTGAGTCAGCAACGAGTACCGAGTTCTTATCTGCTATTGGCGTTGATTTAAAGAATATGTTATATGTTCCGTTAGAAACTATTGAAGAGATTTTTGAAACAATCGAAACAATTGTAGAAAATGTACGTAAGTCAGACAAAGATCGATTAGTTACAATTGTAGTTGATTCAGTAATGGGTGCGTCTACAAAAATTGAAATGTCGATGGAATATGATAAAGATGGTTATGCAACGTCAAAGTCGATTATATTATCAAAAGCTATGCGTAAAGTTACGAACTGGATAGCTCGAGAAAAGATATGTTTGATTTTCACTAATCAGCTTCGTACAAAAATGGGTGTTTCATTTGGAGATCCATGGACGACTGCCGGTGGCAAGGCATTGCCATTTCACGCTTCAGTTAGATTGCGTCTTAAGAATACAGGTCAAATAAAAGTAGGTGATCAAGTAGTTGGTAGCAAAACTGTTGCACTTGTAGTGAAGAACAGAATGGGGCCACCACATCGAAAAGCAGAATATGAAATTTATTATGATTCTGGTATTGACAACTATGGTGGTTGGCTTTCTTTGATGAAGCAGTATAAACTGGTGACTCAGGCAGGCGCGTGGTATACTTATCAAGATGTAGATCCGACTACTGGTGAAGTATTAAATGAATATAAATTCCAATCAAAGGACTTTATTGAAAAGGTACTCATAGATCCAGACGTAAAAGATCGTTTGTATAACAGAATTTGTGAAGATTATATATTCAAATATAAAGCTAATGTAGATGGCGGAATTGATGATGTAGAAATTACAGAAGATTTTATCAACGAAGAAGGATAAATTAAAATTAATGGGTAGTATAAAAGCTACCCATTTTTACTGTACAATTCTTTGAAAACTCAAAATAAATCATTATACTATAATATGAACAAGTATCAAAAATTATTTAAAGAATTTCAACAATCAAAAGAGGATAAACAACTATATCAGAATACAAATGATAATATAGTTGTGTTTGACGGGTTGAACACTTTTATCAGGTCATTTGGCGCGACCCCATCTACAAACGAAGATGGAGATCATATAGGCGGAATTACTGGATTTTTATATTCAATTGGTAAAGTAGTTAGAGATTTCCGACCAACTAGATGCATTATTGTATTTGATGGCAGAGGCGGCTCTGCAAAACGAAAAACAATATCAAAAGATTACAAAGCAAATCGAGCCAACAAGACACGACTGCGAAGACATGATCATCATCAATTTAGGACATTAGAAGATGAACAAGAAGCAATGCGATGGCAATTTAGTCGGCTTGTTTCATATTTAGATTGGCTTCCAATCACTTTTATTTCAATTGATGGTATTGAAGCAGACGACACAATTGCATATATTGCAGATATGTATAAAGATGAGTATAAAAAACTAACAATTGTTTCCACAGATCGAGATTTCTATCAATTAGTAGATGAACGGATTAATGTGTGGTCGCCTATCAAAAAGAAAATGTACGATCGTAAAACTGTTATCGAAGAATTCGGGGTAACACCAGAAAATTATGTAATGTATCGATCTTTCACCGGCGATAAGTCAGACAACATT